TCGACAAAATTAATTTCGGCTAGGTAGCCGTTGAAATTGTAACCACCGGCAACATTATTGCGTCCTATTTGATGAGCAACTGTATTGTTTACATTGTAATCAGCATTCTGGGCAGGATTAGTTCTAACAGCAAAATCAGTTAATTCAACACCGTTAACATACATTCGCATCCGACTATTAGCGGTTGCTTGTGTTGTGTCTAAAACAAAAACTACGTGCATCCACGCAGAAAAATCCCTGAACAGAGCCGTACTTCTCAGCCTCGCTCCATACCCACCAGCGTAATATGTCCATTCTAAATGGTTTCCGTCAAACCACAAAACCGTTTGGTTAGACGAACCTGCATGAAATAAGGCTGTCTGCGTGTTAGATGATCTTTTTACCCAACCACTCCAAGTCCATGTGCGACGGTTAGACGCAGAACTTACGGTTCGACTAAGATGAGCAGAATCTAATGCGTTAAATCTAAGCGACCTTGAAATTTCAAAGGCACCAGCCGCCCCAGCAGCAGACGCCAGCAGCGGTGAAGAAAGATTGCCAGGAACGGTCATTAAGAAGCTGCCTTAACGTCGAGGTGTGCAGTAATCATAATTTTCTCGTCTGACATCACCGCATAAGCCAAGATTGTCACCGCGTTTGCCGTAGCAGTAACAGTCGGGGTCGCGCCACCAACAAAGCGATAGTTGCTGTCATAGCTCAAAATTCTGCCGCCAGTCGAATCCTGACGAACTTCAATAAATCCTGTCTGACCTTCAACCACGTTTGTTGGATTGCCAAGTGTTCTGTTGCCCCCGAGTACCACCAAACTGTTGTTGTTGTCATCCATGTCGATGGCAACAGTGGTCGCATCCGTCAGCGTTGTGATCGCGCCACGAACGCCACCAGTAACAACCTGACCATTCGTTGTCTCAGTCGTCAGCAGATAGCTGGCAAAACCAAGGTTCCCGCTTGCGTCAGTCTTTAATGCTTGATTCGCCGTGCCATCAGCAGTCGGCAACGTAAACGTGACATTACTGGCGACAGTCGCTGCAGCTTGAAGCGCCACATAATGGCTGCTATCAGCATCAGCAAACCGCACATCAGATTGTGCGTTCAGTGTGATGTCACCCGTGAACGTCGCGCCAGATGCCGCGACCAAGCCAAAGTTGGTCGATGCTGTCCCAAGCGTAATAAATCCATCATTCGCCGCGTTCCTAATCTTTAACGTCGCTGGCGTCGTACTGGTATCCACAAAGAACATGTGGGCAGCTGTGCCGCTTGGTGCTGTCGAACCGCTATTGAGCGTTTGAACCGCTGCCAGGATCGTGTTCAGCTCGGTGCGAAAATTCGCGCCTGACTGGTTAGCAAGTGAATAATCAGTTGCCTGTGCCATTAGGTGATCTCCTTACCGTGACCCACGGCCTGATAATCGATGGTCCTATTCACAATTGTACCTCCGGAATTTTTCGTGGCGATAGTAAAGCCAGTTCGGCTGACGCTAGTCAACTCAAAAAAGTCACCCGTTGCCATGTCGGTTGCTGTGACGGTCACGCTTGGCACGCTGTAGAAGGCAGACGGGAATGTAATTGCTTTGGCACTCGTCGTAGTGCTGATGTTGCGTTGCTGCTCAGTTCGACGTTGCAGGCTGACCGTTACGCCAAGGCTTTGAACAACTGGATCTTGCGAGTCGTTTTCAGTCTCCATCTCCACCTTGAATTGGAAACCGCGCCCACGCTTGGTTGAGTTAGCAAATGGCTCCCATGTGCCAAACGTTGGTGAGCCACTTGGATTGTCGTTTGTAGACCGCACATAAAGCTCAGCATTTGCAGCCGACAAGTCATCAGCGTCAATGTCGTCCCAAGTGTCGATATTGTCGTTTCGTGAATCCCAAAAGTCATCAGGGTTAATCGTGCGAATACGCAAGTTTGCCAACAGCTCAACGTCGTATTTAGCTCCTAAGTCAAGTGTGTTGGCAAAGGTGTAGCTACCAATTGAGACAATATTGCCAAAGAAATCGAGGTTGGTAACGCTGTCAAAATCAACAATGCTGTCGATCAAACCATCTGCTTGGAGTGTTATGCCCCCTTCGGTAACGCTGTTAAAGGCTTGCGAGAACGTACCAGGGAAACTGGGGCTTTCGGTGTAGGTCTGCACTACCTCAAGGTCTTGCGGCTCAGGCAGCTCAACAAGCACGCTTGGAATACTTGCAAGCGGTGCGTAATTCCCAGACGAGTCTTTGGCGCGAACTAAATAATGCCCATCTTTTAAAGGCACAATTTTTCGTGTCGTGCTGCCGTTTACGGCAGGGACAATCTTTTCGCTTTCAGCCCACTTAATGTCGCCCGTCGTTCGAGGGTTATGGCGGATTTCAATAGTGCCGCCAATTTTGACATCTAGGCTTGCTGCAACAGGCCAATGCAGCTCTGCAGTGTGTTGATCAATTGGCGTGATATTCAGGCTTGCGATGCTCTCTGGCGGGCTGCTTTTGCCGACAGTATTGATCGTCGCAGTAGTTGTGGTCGAACGACGTTTGCCGGTTTGCGCTACGTCAAGCCCGTAGCCAATTGCAGTGACTGAAACGGTGTAAGTCCCAACTTGACTATCTAAAATTTGATGCCCAGTGTTAGTGACAATATGACGTTCTGCGTTGTCACTATCTAGGAAATATTTAACCTCATATTCATTGGCCCGTGTTGACTGTTGCCAATTAACATTCACACGTTGCAGGACTTTATCGCCTTCCTCGTATAGAACTTCGCTAAGCGTTAGGTTGGTAACTGCATCCGGTTTTTCAGCAATTTGCGTTATGTCTCGTGGCGTAAATGTATGACCCTCCTCAACCACTGCATACTTTTCGCGCTCATGAGCTAACGCTGTAATTGAATAGGTCGATTCATTTTCTTCAACAGTAACAACGCGAAACAGTTGGAGTGTTAAGTCTGTATATCCAATAGCAAATGGAGCGCCTGTTAATGGAGCCTTGTTTAACGTTGAACCAGGAGTGATTGTGTTGCCTGAAATGGTCGAGGCATTAACCAACTGCATCGTTCCATCTCTCAAAACGATGTTGAGGGTGAATGAGCTTGGTGTTTGCTGACCAAACATGTCAACATCACTTCGATCAATCTTGACTGAAGTGGTCGTAGACCCATCAATAACTCGACCGCCAACAGTTTTACCAGCACGAACAGGATCAGCAACTTTAATAAAGTCACCAGGGCGGACAATAATGCCCGCAGCCATGTCAGTCTCAAACGAGCAGATCTCACTCTCGTTATGCGTTGTATAAAGCAACCACAATCCAAGACGGCGTGCCTGACCTCTGCTTGTGCAAGCAAACGCCGTAACACTGTGCTTGTTATATCCGTATTTTTGGAGCGGTTTAAACGATGTTGAGCTTAGTTCAACAAGCTCCTGAGCATAATCACGCAAATCGTTGTCAAAGTATTTAACAGCTACACAAGTCGGTCTATTCCTAAGGCTTGAGCCTGAATAACTAAACCCGGCGTTTGTAACGTTAGTTTGATTAAATTGATAGGCAAAATCTTCAGGGCGGTCTTGCGCAATTGTTAACCCGTTTGACTCCCAGTAAGACATCGCTCTAAATACAGAGCACATTTCTTGAATCAATTTATATGCGTCTTGTTGCGTCTGTAGAAGCACGTTGCAGCTAAACCGTGGTTCAGTGCCGCCCTTGCCATCGGCCACAAGCTCACCGCAATAGGCACTAGCCTGTTGAAAACTGTAAATATCTAAATTTTTAGGAATGTTAGTAGGGCCAAAAAAACCTCCAGCTTGATCTAATTTAAACTCTGTAGGCGTCAAAATTTGTGAGCCCAACCCGTAGCGGGTATTGCTCAAAAGGTCGAAAAGAATAAAAGCAGGATCATTGCACCACTCTCTATTAGTTTTTAGCGTTCCATCAAAAACATCACTGCTATAACTTAATGAACCATCAGAACGAACAGTTGCGTTATGCGGGATGCGTACTAAAACTCCGCGAATTTTGTAACTGCGTTTTGGAATGCTTGGAAACTGTTCGGCGTCAAGCTTGAAACCAACAAGCGCACTGTTGGGAAAGCGTGTTGCCTCCTTAATTTTTTCGGTGTAATCGTACCAAACTAAATCATCGGTTTGACTAATTGTATCGTCTGAATCATAGTATTCCTGGCGCGTTCTTATAACACGAATATCAACCGGAAAAGACCCGGCAGGATCTAAAATAATTACATGTCTGCGTTGATATAGGTCTGGCGTAAATCCTTCTATCGTGACTTGATCTTCAAGAGTTTGGTAGCCGCCACCGTTATATTGAATCTGTATCTTGTACTTTATTTTTACACCTTTCACGTCGCCATTTTTTTTGTTACGTGTTATTGATGGCGAGCCAATAGTCAAACGTACCTGATTGACATCAGTGTCAGTAATTTGCCTTGTAACAGGCGCTCCATCAGCATTATGAGACCCGCCGCTGTGGCCGCTTGGTTCAGGTGCTCTGGGCACCTCCACCCCAACAGCAATTGTTCTTTGGTTTAAATCTCCAACATTGCTTAAAAAACTTTGATCTTGTCTGCCTCTACGCAACTCAACAATTGCGTCACTCATGTCAAAATTAAGCTGCTCAACAATGTTGGCATCAGTAAGTTTTGAATTTTGAGTTACGTTTGCAGCCGCTCCAAGAACAGGGGTGTTATTGAAATAAATATCTTTTAAGGCGGCAACAGTGTAACCATCTGAAGCCTTATTAAGGCCAGCCGCAGACGGGAAGCCTTCGATAGTGCCTTCGCTTAATAAATCAATTAGACGAACAACCTGTACCGAATCTAAATTGTCTTTTGACATTCCTAGAGTTCCTCCACGTTAAGGCCAGCAGAAATTACGACGCTGCCAACAAGAACCTCACCGTAGGCAACTGGGACCGGAACGCCTTCTCTGCCAACGTTTTGCACGCCAGAAAAGCTGAAATTGTTGCGTGGATCGTTGTCCCCGTCAGGACCTGTTGGCACAGGCGTAAGCAATTGCGCCGTTCCAGCAAGAACCAAAGCAAGACCAATGTTTCCAGCAAATGCAGCAGCAGCGCCTCCCACAATGGCAGTTCCAGAGCTAACTCCAACAACTGCGCCTGAAGCGAAACCACTTAAACCAAGCGTTGCTCCGCCAGAGACAAGCGCCAAGCCAATCAATGCAGCCCCAAGCAATATGCTGCCCCCACCTCTTTCAAAAAAACCGCCACCACCACCAGCACCAGACACGACCGGAATAATGCTGATGTCATCAGTTTGCCCAACCGGATAACTCAGCTGTTCTGGATGATCTGCCAACTGCAGATCGTGCCGTCCCACTGCAACCTTGTAATACCCATCACGCATTAACCCGCGCAGCTCAGGGAAATTACACAGCAAAAACCGCATCGCCTCTGCTGGTGTACGCGCTAATGCCTCAAACGTGCTTTGGCCGAGATGCTCTGCCAAGTGCCCGTAAACCTTGACCTTGCGGAGCATCGCCTGTTAACCGCTGTATCGCACAATTCTACCGGTGACGCCCTGCCAATAACCATCCCAATAATCGCGTGACGACAACCTGTTTTGCAATTGATGCAGCATTTTGCCTTCTCCGATATAGACCGCCACATGATTTAGACCCGGCGAGCCGTCAAGCTTCATAAACAACAAATCACCCTTTTGTGGTTTTTGCGAGTCAGCCTCAACAAAGCCTGTCTCCGCAAAACAATTTTCAAACAACGGTGATTGCCTGAAAGCATCGTGACTGGTTGGTCGCGACCAATCGCGCAACTTGATCCCAAGCTTCTGTTTATACCAGTCGCGGACAAGAGTCCAGCAATCGGAAACACCCCATACCCACTCACGACCGACTAGTGGGGCCTCATAACCAGACGGCTCGATTCGACACCAAGCGTTATCTAACAAACTGACAATGTGCCAAGGCAAGCCAAACTGTTCGCACGCCATCTTGTCCGCTTCACTCGCAACCGCAGGTGTACTGGGATGGCTGTGGACAACAGCAAGGATTGTCCCAGCGTCCTCAGCGTCGGCATAGTCAAGCGGATCAAGTACAAAAAAATTGTCTTCTGTCGAAATGTTTTTGCACGGCCAATAACGTTTACGACCCTTTGTGACGACAACAAGCCCGCACGCTTCACGCGGTGCTTCCGCTACCGCATGATTGGCCGCGACCTGTTGCCAAGCCTCAATCAATTGTTTAAACCCAGAGCAGGGAACGATCCAAACGGCAAGCCACCATGCGCATCACCGTTAGGAAACCGCAAGCGACAATCACTTACGCGCTTGCCACATGTGCCGGAAACATTGACTGACGTGGTTGTTCCCGCAACAATTTTGGGCTCATCTGTAGTAGATGGGTTGCCAGAAGTCCAAACAACGTTTGAACCGTCGGAATCTTCAAGCTGCAAAAGTCCAGCACCTCTAAGCCTTAGCTGCTTGTTATTCCAACCAGTGCTTGAGATAACAAAATAAGCGCCAACTTCCGTCAGCGTTCCTTCTGTTGGATGGTTAGCCCTGTGGGGGTTGCCAGAAGAAAGATTGAGCTTGGCGACAAACTCATAACTGTCTCTCCAAAAACCTGTTGAGCTGTTTACAGATGTTGAGATAATGTTTGACCAAACAAAACCAGTCCAATTAGGGTTTCCATGCGTGTAATGAGACGTACCCGCAGGCAACTCGTATGACTTTAAATTAAATGTAATATTTACAGATCTTGCACCCCCTCCTATTGGGTCCGTGTCACTAAAAGTTCTAGACACAGTTGTGGTTTGATTCGCAGCGGTGGGGCTGCTGCCAACCAATTCCCAAGTAAAACCCCCTGATCGCCCAGCATTAATGTCATCGGGCCACCATTGTTTAACGCCATCGACAGTGAGCCAAGTAAGATTAGTAAGAGGGGCTAAACGGAAAGTGTTAGACACCCAAACAACAGAACCGTTGGCGTAATCAGTCCTGGCTAAATCTCTGTTATATAAAATTATATTGCCGTTAGACACGACCAACTCATAGCCATTTGTGTTAAGACCAGGACCTCTGGTTGTTTGCCAAAGAGTTTCATCTGACTTGCTCTTTAACACTAAATTTCCAACGTTATTTACTGTCAGTTTGTACCAGCCATTTGTTGAAACAAGTTCATCACCTTGGTCTGATCTTAAGCTGCCGCTTGTAGTAAGAAGATGTGCGTTTGAGCTGTAACTAAAGTTAGGGGCAGCAACTGCGCTGATTGAAACCCCCTCAACCGTAAATTCATCTGCTCCGCTATACCCACACTCTTTGCCTTTGTATTCCCACTGACATAGGTTTTGCATCGCAAGACGACGCGGTACCTTTACTCCGCCCAAGTCAAGAGAAGACACCAGCTCAAACTCAACAAAGTCACGGTTTTCCGCTACCTTGCGATCGATGTAGTAAACCTCTTTTGGCAGTTGAGCACTTGCTGACGAGTCTGGGTTCCCATAAGGATTTTGACCATCTTGCCAGTTTTCACCATCAAGAAATTTGCTGAGGGTACGAATCCGCGTAACCTGTGCTCCGTTTAAATCATTGCCTGGCGTAAGCTGATTGATGCCAAGCAACAAGCCTGTGACCTGGCTTTGCAGGTTTGCAATTCTGATTGATGGACGAGGCAACGCGCCATCGCCCTTGTACTCAAAACCCGACGCCTCGATAGGCAACGGCTGATAATCAATGCTGCCGTATTTAATTGAATAGGCGTTTACAAGATCATCATTGGTGCTTGGTACATCTGTCTTGAGATTTCTGCCTGCATGAAAGTAGTACCGGTGATTATCGTTATGCAGCTCTTGAAAAAGCTGCAGCTCAAACAACTCAATAATTGCGAAAGGGCTGGAGCTAAGCAGCTCTTCAAACGCTCTGTTGCTCATGGCTCAATGACTTGCTGAAACGTGGCCGTTAGCTGGTTCAAGCCAGCAGAAGTCATTTGCTTAGACCATTGCTGACAAATCCATTTATATGTCTCGGTTGTATCTGGCGGCGACCAATCAAAATGCTCAGCGCCACCACGCGCCTCCAAAAACGTTTCGATCGTGTCTGAGTCTGTTTCAGTGATGTATTGCCAGGTAAGTGTCCAAACCTTTAGGTCTGTATTAAGGCCGTAACGCAAACGTTGGCTGTAGCCGTCGCCAAACTGCACGTTTCTAACGTTTGGCTTGCTTGCTTTTGCTGCCCCATAATCAGGAGCAATGCTTGGAAAAGTAGCCATTAGCGTGTCAACAAGCCTCCAGGTCGTTTTTGCTTGATCAGTTCAGCTTGCACAGCCTGACCAATCACTTTGCCGAGCCGATCAGCATTGGGTTGATCGCCTTGCACGTTACTGCCAGTTGCATCAACGTTCACGACTACGTTACCCACTCCGCCACTAGAAGACTCAACGCCAAGCTTGCCGTTGGCGCCACGACGTAAAGGCAACACGGCTTCAGGGCCTGCCTCACCCATCAACGCCATTGTTGGCCGGCCAATGTAACCGCCCTTGGCATAAGGGACGATTCCGTTTTGAGCAAATACGTTGCCATTAGCTGAAGGAAAGATTGAACCAATTAAAGATTTCGTGCCAGCTTGCAAGAACAAAGAGGCCATCTGCCTCAATACGCCAGACAAAGACTCGCCTAATGACTTTGTTCCATCAACCAAACCCATGATTGCGTTGGTCAAACCTGTTTCAACAGTGCTTTTAATTGACTCAAAAATACCTTTAGTTTTGTCGGTTTCTTGATTTAACTCTTTTGTCTTGTCAACCGATGCGCCAAGAAGTTGTAATCTTTTTCCGTTAAGCTTATCTTGTGCCCTTAACAAGGCCATTTCTCTATTGTTGCCTGTCAACCCATCTTCTTGGATTTTTAATATTGCCTTATCGTACTCTAGATTTGCCAAAGTAAATTCATTGCCTCTAATTCTTTCTAAATTAATTTGCCTTGTAAGTTCAAGCAATTTGTCTGATGCTTGTGATTGCTGGCTGACAGCACCGCCTGTCGCACCTCCGCCAGCCAGAAGAGCAGGCGTCGTTAAATCGACAATTGGTTTTTGACCAAAACCTTGAGCACGCAACCGCGCAACTTCTTCCTCTAGCTCTCGCTTTCTTTGTGTGCCTTTTGGGCCGCGAAAACGTGAACTACGTGAAAGATTATCAAAGCCAAGATTTTTCATGGCTTGAGATTGTATTTCAGCCTCTGTAAATAAGTTGTTTATGCTATTAGTCAAGAACGTAACAAAGTCTATAATTCCCTTGAAAATAGGCTCTAATACTTTGCCAATGTTTTGCCCTAAAGTGACAAACGCATCTTGCAACGTTGAGAGCTTTCCATTTAACGTATCTGCTTGAGCAGCTGCCCCATTAAAGTATTGACCGCCATCATTGGTTAGCTTTATCAAAGCAATGTTTGCCGCTTCAAATCCTATTTGACCTTTGGTCATAGCCTTGGCTAATTCTTCACCACTTAAGTTGTACATCTTTTTTAATTCGCCAGTTAAGTCAACACCTCGTTCAAGCAACTGCAAATTCTCTTCTTGAGCAAATTTTCCTTTAGCTCTAATTTGACCAAATGCAGTTGCAATCCCGTCAAGCTCTGCTCCAGTTGCTCCAGAAACATCAGCTAATCGTTTTGTTGTGTCCACAAGACTGTTGGTCTCAATCCCAAAAGCCTTTAATTTTTTTGTAACATCTACTAGGTCTTTGACTTGAAATGGAGTTACAGCGCCAAAAGCTTTAATCTCCGCCAAAATTTGTTTTGTTTTCTCTGTGCTACCTGTTAAGACCTCAAGAGAACGCGTTTGTGATTGCAGCTCTGCTGTTGTGCCAAAAATACCTGCAAGAGCTGCGCCAGCACTAAGACCTGCAATCGCAGCCAAAGGGCCAGCAATACCTTTAAAAGAAATTGCAAGATTTTTTGCCTTGCCTTGGACGCCTTGCATGGCGTTACCAAGTTTTCTTATGCCATTTGCGCCGCGCGTTTTAACGTCAACGAGCATTTGGAAAGTTGTTTTTGCCATCAACTCTGCTCCTTGTTCAAAATTTTCATGGCCGCCGCTTCCATGATTTGCAAGTCCTCTAGCACGGCTGGCGGATCCTTGACTTCATACAGTCTAAACAGCCATTGCACGGCTGTATAGTCCAACCCGCAAACGCCAGACATTGTTGTGCGCCACTGGGTTTGACAACGCAAGAACATCTCGACGGCGGGCCAATTTTCCTCCCATACTTCAAAATGCTCTTCTTTTACCTCAGGCAACACCAACCCAAACGCCTTGGCGTCTGCCTTTAACTGGCTTTGGTCTCCTGGACCGCTGAACAGATACTCAACGGCCTCGCTTAGTTTTTTCTCTTGGCTCCCTGCTTGCTCTCTAAATAAGCCCCAGCAATTGCCGTTGCCATCATCGGCACATCCAACAGCTCATCTCGCTTTGTGATGCTGTACGGCAACTCCTTGCCGTTCTCATCCTCAATACCAACCCACCCCATCATCACCTCACGGGCAATCTCAACGTCCGTCAGGTTGCCCTCTGCGCTTAACTCTGCGATCTCTAAAAGTCTGCTCTGCGTCAAGTCTTTAAACTCAACATCAAAAGTGACCCGTTCGTGTTTGCCCCCATCAACAGGAACATCCACAGAAACAGGCCACTTGTAAGTATTTGACTTCTTAAGGACGAATGCCATAAAAAAGGTGATTCGCCGTCAGACTAGCGCACCATTAAGTACAAACAATGCTGTACTCATTGTTCCCTGCAGTTGTTGGCGTTGCGTTGTAGGGCAAGTTCAACATCTGGATGCCGTCAGAATCTGAATAGGTTGGTGAACCTAGGTCAGTCTGCGGAGCACTGAAAGTAACCCTATTGCCAGCCGATTGACCATGCTGGAACGTGTTTGTCCCGGTACTGGTTCCAGTCGCATCAGTGAAGAAGTTATGAGTGGCGAGCAATTCAGCCTCAAGAACAATCGTGCCATTAGGCCGGCGATCAGTAATCTCAACCGCCTTAGTGCCACCAACCAATTCGCGATAAACAATCGCATTTGACTGATCAAAGCTGAAGGACTGCAAGGCACCTGCGTAGCTAAACAAGGTAAAGCTTGTGGTGTTGCCGTTCTTGAAAATAACCGGCGTAGCCTGGTTTGCGTAAGTCGTGCTTGGGTTTGCTGTGTCAGTTGGCGCGTTAAACAATCCCGTCATCGTAAAATTAATCACAGGAATCTGTCCCACTTCGCCTGTGATTGCAAAGCTGCCACGACAGCCAGTCAACTTGTGACGAACTCCATCGACAAAATACTCAAGCGTGCAACTTTCAAATGATGCGCTAATTGGCGCATAAGTGACTGAAGTGTTTGCCGCTATCGTCACCGAGTTGCCACAAGAACGCATAATTGCGTCCCATTTAGGTGCTGTGCCTGCAGCCCCAGAGCCTGCCAGCTCAACCTCAAACGAAATCTCAACCCGCTGATTAGCAAGCAAAATGTCGTAGTTGCCCATATAGCCACGGATCAACTCACGCTCAACAGCATCAGCCTGAAGCGGAGTGATTTCCATGTTGCGGACTAAAACCGCATCAGTGCCTGCAGCTGTGGGGTCAGACCCGTAGCTGCTTTCAATCTTCGCCAGCAATAGGCGTTGACTCGTCCTCAGTGTCATCGGTTACAACCTCAAAATTGGGGCTAGTAGGTTGAGCCGGCTGAGTCCGCTCAATGAGCTTTCGTTTGCCGGTTTTTGGATCAACAAGGTATGCACCCCCTTGACCCAAGTTTTCATCTTCCATCTTAAGGGCCTTGCGTCAGATCAGCTAATCGAGTTCGGTAACGAACTAGATAATCGCAACCTATTACACCTGCTGGTTGATCTGCATCAACCATTTCAAAACTTACGCCTTGCGGCTGAACATCAATGGCATAACCACCAAGAGTTAAATCAGCCATGATTTTGCTGTGCAGGCTTTCAACTATTGGGTCGGCAACTTCATCAGGCTTTTCACCCCGCACAATTACAGACACACGCACAACAAGCGACCAATCCAAAGTCGGCAAACTTGTGTTTTGCTCCGGCGTATCACTTACAGGCTCAACCACCAATGCAGGGCTTTCGCCACGCTGCAATGGGACAACACGGCTGCGATAGATCCGAGAGCCCACATTCGTGGTGCCGCTCAGGCTGCTCATGATGTCTTCAAGAATGTTTTCGCGCAGTGTCGTCATGTCTTCTGCAGCGAGATTTCACAAAGCAACCCGTCATCAATCAAACGAGTTTCACGAACTGTATAGGCAACAGAATCAACGGTGATGCTGGTGCCTGCCGTAAGAGTTCCAAAATCAGAAGCCTTGGCGGTGATTTGGTAGTCGGTTTGCAACACCATGTCACCAGCCAAGACTTGACTGGGCTGATCCAACAAGACTTTGGCGGTTGTAGAGCCTGACGTTGCAGACACGCCAAAAGGATCATCAAGGAAGACCCCAAGATCAGTTGTCAGAAAATCAGCTAATGCCATTAGCCGTACTTAGGAAAAGCAACACCTTTGACACTTACAGCACCTGCCCCAGTGCCACCCGCAACGGTAATAACAGCCCGGACATAACGCCTAGCGTCATCAATGTTGACCGCAAGCTTTTGAACTGATGCCGCATTAGCTGCGGTTGTGCTAAAAACTGCCCCTGACAAATCGTCAAAAGAGCTGTTATCAGCTGAGTCTTGAAGCTTTACCGCGTAAGTGATGCCACTGCCGCCAGCTTCTGCGTCCAAAGTGCAAAGCATTTTTCCCTCGTAAAGGAGCAGATCAACTCCTGTCGAGTTCGCGGTTGCTGTTGAAACATCGTTTGGAACAAGGTCCAAAATCGCCGCACGATCGGGGACGTTACGACTTGTCATTGGTTGTGCTCCTTGGTTTCTTTGTTTTTGGCTTTGGAGCCTCCTCAGAGGCTTCGACGGCTTTCCCGATGCGGATCAGCAGCTCACCGTCTGCGTTGCTTAGGTCATAGCTTTGACCAGCCTCAAGAGCTTGGCCGCTTGCCATGACTGCTTTGGTGCAAGTGACTTTCATAAAAAAAGGGGGGCCGTTGCCGGCCCCTGTGATCATCAAGCGGTGGTGATGTCTTCGATCGATGCGAAGGCAGAAGCCTGGCGCACAGCAACATCAAACGAGATGATGCCGCGAACAGAAGTCAATGCTTTGCTGAAGTCATCAGAGTCAGTGCCAATTGTGATTTCCAGGCCGTTGCCGTAGAAACCAATCATGGCCTGGCTGAAGTCACCAGCAACCAAGGCAGAACAAACGCTAGAAGCAGAACCCTTTGTCAAGTTAGAAGGAACAGCGTTAGTCATTGCCAAGGGATAACCGTTAAGGGTCAAAGGCGTTGGGCCACGACCGATAGCGGAAAGATCCGAGTTGTAAAGGAAAGCACCATCACCAGCAGCTGAACCACCAGCGCGGAGCTTTTTCAACCCGCCAATCACCTTGCCGTTGGTGATGTAAGCCATGTTTGGACCAAAGGCGTTGTCCTCGGTGATGGCAGTTTCCAGATCAACCACTTTTTCAAGGGTCAATGCACCACCGTTGGTGCCCATCGCAACGGATCCAATGCCAGAAGTGTTGCGGATGCCTGTTGGCTGACCAGAGGAGCCAGAGCCGTTGAGCACTGCAGCATCAACAGCGTTGTTGATTCCGTCAGTCAAATCACGGCGTACAAGCTCTTCAATGCCAGGTGTGCCCTGAAGCAAGGTCTGACGGCTGTACTTGGAAAGAGCCGCAAGGTTCTTGGGGCTCATCGTGATCTGGTCGAAAGTAGATTCCGACTGTGTGATCGCGGTTGTCTCAGAAGACAGGTA